GCTCGGCCTCACGGCGGCGCGTCAAGCCCTTGAGAACCTTGCCGCCAGCTTTGTTCCAAAGCAGGATCGCCTTTGCCGATTTCGCTTTGTCGCCAGCATTAAAAGACGACAGCGCCGACGACTTTTTGAATGCACCCGGCCCGATGTTGTAGGCCAGAGAAACAAAGGCACCGAATTCATTTTCATTAATCGGGGCGGTGATGGCATCTTCGATCTGCGAGGCGAACTTCTCTAGGGCTGCGTGCAGGTAGCCCTCCGCATCGCTCTTGCTAATCGTCATGCCTTCTTTCGGCGTGATGCCAACACCAGCCGCAGCCGTGGTGCCATAGCCGATAGTCCAGATGCCAGCGGGGCATTTATAAGCCTTCGCGCTGAAGCCCTCGAATTCCTTGACCAGTTCGACTGTTGCCTGATTGATTTTCATTTGCGAAGGCTCTCTTCTATCTTGTCCAGTTTGTCAAAAACCTTCTGGATCAGCGTCTGGATGTTCTTCATTTCAAGGTCATGCGCCTTCGTGTTGGCCGCCGCTTGGGCCTTCAAGACCTCAATGTCAGTGCTGTGAGTTTGCTGCTTGTTGTGCAGCACCCACACAAATGCAGCCACCGGGGCGACGATCCACTTCATGATTGCTTCCAGCACGTCCATCTCAATAGCGCCCTTCCCAAACACGCAAATGTGCGTTGTCGCTGTTGTTCATCTCGCGGGCCACAACTTCACGCATGGCCGCCGTGTCATTGGGATTGACGCCCCATTTCTTAGCCCACTCAGCCCAGACTTTCATCGGCACCAAGCCCACCAGCTTGCTTTCCCCGAAGCTGTCTGCCCCGGCGCTTTTTAGGGCTTTCGCTCGCTCCAGAATCGGGCTGAAGTCGTGCGTCTGCTGCACGATGATCTTCCCGTCCTCCTCGAATGTCTGCTCCGAGATTTTCGTCATGGACTTCCTCAAACGTCAAATGCGGGTAGGCTTTCCGCATGATAGCAGCAGTTTCAGCAGGTATCCTCATGATCTGGCCCCGCCTGTAACGGATGCCGCCACGGAATATGCTTTCACATGTTACCCGATATTCTATCATCTTGAAACAAGGGGCGAGCCTAAGCCCGCCCCTCTTTTCTCATTACGAGGTGGTGTTGTCGAAGATGCCGCCCGAGGAGGCTTCATTCCGGCAGACCAAGGTCAGTTCGGTGACGACCTGACGCTTCTCGTTGTCGCCGGTCTTGGCCAGCTCTTCGTTGCGGGTCGCGCGCAGAACGCCAACAGCCCACATGTCATCCTGCATGATGAACACGTCGCGGCCACGGTTTTCGCGGGTCGGCTTGAACTCAACCGTGCCCCACGGAGTGACGTAGACGGCCATGTGCTTGATGACCTTTTCAGCTTCCGAGGCAATGGTCGAACGCTGGTTGTTGTTACCAGTGAAGCCCAAAGCCACGTTCATCTGGAAGGCCGACAGGTAGACCGAATCCGGCTTGCCGCCAGATACCCAGATTTGCTGCATCACGTTATCGAACTTGGTCTGCGAGAACGCGGTGACAGCCGTGGTTTCGTCGGTGCGGGCATCAGAACCGTCGCCGGTCGGGTCAGCACCTTCGTTTGCGCCGAAGACAGTGTTGGTCTTCAGCCAAGCGGGGGCACCAGCCATGCGGCGAGCGGTGGTTGAGTTGCCAGCAACTTTTGCCTGATTGGCAAACATTGCCTTTTCGATGTCGAGCTTCTGCTCCTTGGCAATCTTCAGAACCTGATAGGCCATTTCGCGTGCGCGACCGGCTTTGCTCAGGCCCACGTCGGTGCCCGGGATGACGACGCTGTTCTTGAAGATTTGCGTCCGGTTATTGAGCCTGGTCGTCGAAGTACGAGCCTCAGCAACGGTGTCGTCACCTTCAATGTGAGCGTTATCGCCCGATGCACGCAGGCTGTCGGTCTGCCACTCGTGCAGCGTGTTGGACGCTTTGCCTTTAGCGCAAGCGGTGTAGAACGGGGTTTCTTCCATCAGTTACAGCAAGGCTCTTTATCCCTGCCTCTCCGGGTTTCCCCGGAGTGTCGGACTATATCTTCACCCCCAACATTACTTGGTAGGGTGCCGCGCACTCGTGGGCCTTTACTGTCCGTTCTGGACTCCATGACCTAGTCTCTGAACCTTCCAACCATTCCTGATTGGCTTGGCTGCTGATTGGCTTTCTGCCCCGTTTTAGCAGTTTAGCTTTCCAGCAATTCACGCGGTTATCTACTGCAGGTTGCCCCGCAGAGGCCCAAAACTATCTAGGCGAGATATTGTAGATCACGTCCGAAAGATCTTCGCGGATGCCTTTTGCATCATACGAATCGAAAGTGTTAGTCGGCTGTGCCATTTTGACAGTCCTTCATTTGGGGTTTACTTGAAAAGCAGATCAATGAAAGCCTCTGGCTTCCCTGAACGCTTCGCGGCCTTCATCTGTCGATCACGAACGACACTTTGTGGTGCAGGCTTACGCGGCGTCGGCTTTACGTTGCGCGGGGGTTCGGGCTTTTTAGCCTGTCCCTTTACCGCTGAAAGCTGATTGTAGCGATAAGCGTCATACAAGACTTGCACGAGGCGAGCATCGACTGTGCTTGCCACTTCTTCAGCCGAAAGCCCGTATTTGGAAGCAAAGCTCACGAGGTTCGTCTTGAGTGCAGCCGCCTTTTCAGGGTTGGCAAACTCAGGAATGGCCTCAGTCAAACGGCGGGCCTGCTCTTGCAGTTCCATTTGACGAGCCTGCTCCTGAAGCGCCGATTGACGCTGTGCCTGCTCGTGAAGTTGCCGTTGCTGCGCCTGAAACTCTTGCGCCTTAGCTTCGTATTTTGCCTTCTCCTGCATATATCCGATTGGGTCACTGTCCAGCATTCGAATATCAGGAGCTTGCGGGGCCTTCATGATTCCTTGCTGTTGCACACTTTCCAACGTCGCAAGAAACTGCTGTCGCTCGTTTTGAAGGGTATAGTAGAGGTTTTCAGCTTCCTTACGGACAGCGGCGGCCTCTTGCATTCCCTTCTGGATGTAGGCATTTCCCGAATAGGACCGCTTTAGTTCATCGAGGGTGACCTGCGTTTCCTTGCCGTCAACTTTGACAGAAAAGGTCGCTGGCGTCTCTTGAGCGTCGGTTTCTTCGCTTTCCTCATCCTCATCATCCTCGGCATCAGGCTCTTCGCCGTCGTCCTCGGAATTGTCTGCGGTATCGGCCTCTTGGCCTTCATAATCCGCTTCAGTTTCGTCCTCGACATCTTCCTCTGCCGCCGTTTCGGGTTGGGCTTTCGGTTCGTCGTTCATAGGAGCAAGCAGGCTATCAACAGCCGCTTCAAGTGTATCAGTCGTTTGCACGGTCCCGATCCTGTTTTGACTCAACGATCTCGGCGTCTAGTCGCGCTTGGAGAGCGTCGAGAATGAGTTGAACGGCGCGCACATGTTCGTGTGCCGCCGCGACCCTGTTTATATCACAGGTTGCGTCTAAAAACACCCCCACCGCATCATTGCGGATTTCACCGATCACGGCTTGGAAAACGTGATCGTCGAGGAGGGTTTTGGCTTCAGAAGCCCGCTGTTTGATTAGGGACAAATGGCATCCTCGGCATTTGCTGTTCACGCTTGATAGCATTCAGATCAAGCTGAACGCCGGTTTTGGCGAGAAGCTCGGCGGCCTTCAAAGCCAAGTCTTGAGCCATCTGGTCCCGCTTCAGGTCATCTTCCATTTGCAGGCGCTGGGCGTCAAGCTGCGTCTTGGCCATGTCAGCCTGCACGCGGGCCGACATCTTCATCTGCTCGGCCTGCAAGAACGCCTGATTGGGGTCAGACGGCTGCTGCTGAGACGGATCCCCCTGCGCGGCCTGTGCAGCCTGCATCATCAGCATTTGCTCGATCTGCGGGTTCATCGGGTTGTAGTAGCGGTCGGCATTGTGGATGCCTGCCATGCCCAAGATGTCAGCCAGCGCGTTACGAATGCCGGTCATGGTCACGATGCCATTCTGCGGCCCGTAGGCTTGCCATATTTGCATCTGCGTCTGCATGGTCATTTGCAGGGCCGCAATCCGATCCTCGCGGCGATTGTTGCCCAAGCCGACGTTGGTGACCAAATCCAGATCGTTGGTCCACGAACGCGGATCGACCGGGACAAACTGGCCGTCAAGCCGGATCATCTCGCTTTGGTTCGGGTTGGCCCGCGCGATCTGGGCAATCAGGCGGAACATCTGGCGCATACCGCCCTCGGCCAGATTGCGGGCAATTAACTCAGAGACAGCCGAGGCGGCCTGCACGGCGGCATTGACGCCAGCGGCAGTCTGCGATTGCAGGGCGTCGGCATCCATGCCCATAGCAGCGCCTGTGACGCCCGTTTTGGCGCGGACGACCTCATCGTAGTAATTGATGGCCGGAAGCAACGAGGCTGCCATGCTGCCAATGGTCAACTCGCGCACAGAGCCGGGAGCCTTCACCCGGATAATCGCGCCGATCTCGTTATTTAGAACGTCGTCCATATTCGCTTGTCCGGTCACAACCTCAATTCTTGGGTTGTTGACCATCGAGATATTGTCGATCAGCCCGCGCAGAAGGGAAGTCGATGCGTCCTGATCTTCAATCACGATCTCGGCCAGTGAACGACCGAAAAAGGTGTGCGGCTCCGGGTCAACCTCGAAGATGGCGAACGGGATGTAGTCGCACAGTTCGTAGTCCAAGATTTCGTAGTCGTTGCCAGCGCAGATAAACTTGTAAAGGCGCGGAACGCCCGTGCCCTCGATGTCCATCTTCATGTAGGCTTCGGTGAATTGGACCTTCCGCATGGACGGATCGGCGGCGTTTTCATCGTCGTCGGTGTCGTCCCAGCCACGGCGGGCCATTTCTTCTTCGTCGTCAACCGTGCCGTCAGATGCGCCTGCGAGGTTGTAGACAGTCTCAAAGTCAAAACCCATAGCCACCAGATCGCCAACGCGGGCTTCGCTGGTGTGGCCGCAGACGTAGCAGTCGTCAACGCTGACGGCCATGCGATCCACGAAGAAGTCCTCGGGGGCAACGCTCTGAATTTTGATCTGGCCCTTGGTGGACGTGCGGGCAACGCGCAGATTATAGCTGGCCAAGCGCGGCTGGACTTCAATGCCCATTTCGTCAATCACGGCCTCGGCAATGATCGTTTCTTCCTGCGACAGAACTTCGCTTTCCGGGTCATTTTCGATGAAGGCAAGCTGCTCGGGCGTCAGGTCGCTGTATTCGTCAATCTCAACGTGCTGCACCTCGTCGTAATAAACCTTAGCCACGCCCACCTTTTTGATAAGCGCGTCATGGAAAACGTCCGACAGGATGCGGAAGCCGTTGTTCCGCTCAAAGACATACTTGGCGTATTTGGTCGCCTGATCTGCGCCCATGACAGCTTGCGGCGTGTTCGGGATAAACTCCACCGGCTTGTCGGATTGCAGGAACACACGCATCAGCGCGGGCTTGATGGCCCGGATCGTGTCGCGCACCTTGGTTGCCACGACCTTCGACCGCCCTTCCTCGAAGTCAACCGCAGACTTTCCGTCGAAATATTTTTGCGATTTGATGCGGTCTGGCGCAATTTCTGTTTCCACGAAGTCCACGGCCTCGCGCACGGAGGTTGTGATGGTGTTCTGGATTTCGTCGTCCGTCAGGCGTTTCGGCTGCATCTGTGTCTCCGTTATTGTGCGAGAAGGCCGGGCAGGATGCGGCTTATTTGCGGAAGTGTGCTAGGTTGTGCAACCGGGACACGGCCAGTTGCTGCCATCGTTTTGATCGATTCTGCACCACCTCTGGCCATAATGTCAGCAGAACTTTTTGCCGCTTGAGCGCCAGCCGTGATGACCGCCATAAGAGGATTGGTCGCAATCGCGCCGACGTTCAAAGCCATCATCAGGCCATTGCCAGAGGGCGACAGCTTGCCGATCAGACGCAAAGTGTTCTCAGGCAAGTCGCCGCGAACAAATTTTGTCATAAAATCAAGTTCTTCCCTTGTGAAGAACCTGTTTTGCTTTGGGTTGTTGATGATTGAAGTCACAGCCTGACGAAACTTGTTCAAGACGTTGCCGCCAGAGCCAGTTGATGCCACCTGATCTTCGGCTTTTTTAAAGGCGTTTTCAAACAGTTCAGCCTTTTTGTAACGGGTATTTGCGATGCGCGCCGTAGCCATCAGATCGCCACCGCCGGGCAGAGATTGGATGGTGTCATCCACAATGTCGATCATGTCGCGGATGGCAACCTCGTTTGGCGCTGATTTCAGGCGGTTAAACAGACCTTGACGCAATTTGTCCAATTCGCCAATCGTCAACTCTTTGCCAATCTGGTTTTTCATCATTTCCAGCGCAGCCATCGTTTGCTTATCGACATCTGGCACATAATTGGCAGCAGCAGCGGCGGCCTGCGAACGCGTAAACAAGTCGTCTGCGGCTGTTAATGGTGCTTTCAAGCCGGAGGCATCGACTGCTGAGTAGGCCGCGTTTTTGGCGTCTCTTAGGGTGTCCAATGACGGGCGGTCAGATGCGCGCTTGAAAAAGGTGTTGACGGTCTTGTTGGCTCCGGCAAGAGCAAGCGGCGCAAAGAAAGCGCCAGCGATGCGGGCAGCAGGTTCAAAAACGCTGCCCTCTGTTGCCTGACCTAGGGTTTCACTGGCAACGGCAGGCGCAAGGCCATAACGCAGCATTGTGCCGGGTCCACCCAAAGCGCCGGGGAGAAATTCGCCGATTGTTGCCGCATAGTCCCCGGCTACGCCGGACGCGCGGTATTCACTTCCTCCGCCGGTGGCTGCTGCGAGGGCATCCTGAATGCTCTGCCCAGAAAGCAGGCCGGGCGCGCCGGTGACCTCCTGCGTGGTCTTCAAATCAGTGCCAAGCAGGGCATTTGCAGCTTTTACGGCACCAACATTTAGCAGATCGCCAATCGTGCCGGGAAGACCCGCAAGCTGGGCACCGCCACGCATCGCCCCTGCGCCAACGCCCCGGATCAACTCACCAGCGCGCTCGCCGGGCGTGTCTACCGCGCCGCTGCCGATCACATTCTCGTAAATCGTCTGCCCGATGGTGCGCTCGGGCTGCATCATGGCCGCCGCCTGCTCGTTTGCAGCCGCAGCACGCTCAGCCGATCCGGGCTGCATTTCCAGCGTGCCAGCTTTGGCGGCTGCAATGCGGTCGCGCATGGCTTGGCCTTGGTCAACCGGGGCGGCAGATGCCGCCTTGCGAGCGGCATCAATCAGACGCTTTGCCGCTGCCGTGTCGCCCGCTGCATAAGCCTTGCGAGCGGCCTCTTTAAGCTGTTCTTCGGTGTATGCCATTAGTTGCTTCCCACCCCAAGATAGCGCAGATCGTCTTGCGAAAGCCCTTCAGGTGTCGCAACTCCACCAGC